TTGGCTGTTTTCCTGGCAAGCAGCCTTCAGGTAAATATGGTACTGCTGAAGACAACTGCTTGCGCAACATACTTATGCTTGTATACTGGTTATTGCATTTAATGGTTACAGACCAATTACCTAAGATGAATCCTTTCGACATAATCACTCCGGGTACTTACGGTGATGACTTACTAAGTTCTGTAGACGAAAGGTTCGTTCACATTGTTAACCTTGTCAATTATAAACAGTTTTGTAAGGAGCATTATGGTATTGTCGTGACAGCAGCGAATAAGTCTGAAATAGTTCCTCCAACAATAGGCATAGAAGAGGCGTCATTTCTTAAGCGAAAGTTTGTTAAGAAAATTATCCCAGATGGTACAGAACAATGGGTAGCTCCTCTAGAAATGGCTTCTATCGCCAAATGCATGGGCTTTATCTTGCCTTCTAATAGTGTGGACAAAGCTACTCAACTGATTGAAAGTTGTATTTCGTCAAGTCGAGAACTGGTTGCTCACTTCGACAAAGACAGACACGATAGATTTCGGAATGACGTTTGCAAATTGTTGAGCGTCAAATTGGAACGTGACCTAGACGTTCTTTTGAAAGTTTTTCCGACGTATGAGAAAATTTTTTACTCCATGTTTCCTAGCGGCGGAAATGTGAGTAAGACTCCCAGCGATAAAGAGAAGAGTGCACTAAACCTGACAGCACTTGCCGATGTGACCTCTGTACCTTTGATTATTGCTGAGAGTAAACCGACCGATTCATTTCGGCGCGTGGTTCGCGAATCAACCACCTTACCCAAGTATGCCCTGGTGATAATTTCTTATCTGGCAACGAATGTACTTGGAAGCCCAGTCCTAATGGTGGACATAAACCCCCCTATGAATAATTTTAAAAATATAACAAAACAATTTATTGAGAAAGAATTAATGGATGCAACTCCACTACCACAAAACCTAAATAATAGATGGAAGTTAGTATTAAATATGCATAATGCAGCGAAGATAGCTTATCACCCTGCTACGGACGCTATGAACCTGGAGGATTTGATATGTAATCCACAAATGAGATACGACCCTTCAACCTCTCTTGCTTACAAGTGTAGGTTAGCAGAATTGCGCAATGTGGAAGCGCAGAGGCGTACAAATGACACGATGAGTAGAAACCACAAGCGCTTAGCAGCCAGGCGCTTGGCGCGCTCCAAAAATTTGAAAGTTGTTACTGAAGCAACTGTTGGTGACATGGTCGATGGTCCAGCCCTCGGCGAGCGACTCGGCACTAATCTGCAAGTAAGCGGAGCACCTCCTGAAGTTATGTCTCTACTTCCCAAACCCTCAGAGACGTCGAATGGAAATAATACTCAGTTCGCCTTAGATGATTTCTTTGAGAGGCCGTTTTCAATTTATGACTCACAATTTGCAGTGGGCTCATCACCCGAAGTTGCGTTAGATGTGTGGGAGCTATGGTCTAATTCAGAGGCCGTTAGAATGAAAATGCGAAACTATACGTACTTTAAGGGCACTTTACACGTTAGAATCTCAGTTACCGGCACACCCTTCCACTACGGTCGTCTGATGGTCTCTTATTATCCTTACCCTGGATACAATGAAGTCTTAAGTGAATTGACTTCCGTAGGAACTCTTGCAGCATCTCGCATGCCGTTCATTTATCACTCTCAAAGCTCAGCTACTCAGATGACAATTGACATTAATGCAAATCAACCTATGGACGTTGTGTTACCATTTTGCAGTCCTAAACAAGCTTTTAGTTTGATGAACTATACGTCCGCTGCCATCATTCCGTCAGTTCCTTTCGACGACTTTACTATTGCAGGAACTTTGTATATCCGCGCTATCAATCCGATATTATTAGCTATGGATGCAGCTGAGAGCCCCATTTCAATAAATGTGATGGCTTGGATGACGGACGTAGAGCTGAGCATATCTACTTCGACAGTAATCCTAACTGAAGGAAAGGCAAAGAAATCTGTCGGAGGTAAGAAGAGTAGCAAAACATTTTCCTCGGATACAGTAACTGGTACCGCTGCCAAAGGATTCTGGAAAGCGATTGAGCATGATCCGGCCAAATCAGAGTACACTGATCCTGGTCCATTAACGCAAATGTCTTCTGTCGTTGCCGATATTGGGGAGAAGCTCAGTGATGTGCCCTTCATAGGATCTTTTGCACAGGCTACTGGTAAAATAGCTGGAAAATTGGGGCAAGTTTTTAGTATGTTTGGATGGTCCCGTCCTGTGGTGTTAGAAAAGCCTATCTTCGTTAAAAATATGGCTTACACGAATGGAGCCACTACAGCAGGCTCTGAAACAACATACAAGTTAACTGTCGACCCTAAACAAGAGACCACAGTTGACCCTACTATTGCCGGCGGAATGGAGGCTGATGAGTTGTGTTTTGCAACTTTAAACTCGCGTGAAAGTTATCTCACCACCTTCACGTGGACATCTGCCGACGTAGCTCTAGTAGACGAGCTTTTTGTGTCGCAAGTAATGCCTACTTTGTGTGATTCCATGTTAAATACCGCCGAAGACGAGAGATTTGTACAACCAACCATTCTTGGTTACACAAGTATACCATTTGACTATTGGCACGGCG